CTAAACTACATGATATGGTGGGGAAAGATATCTTATAACCACGAACTGGAAGCCCCTACTGGGGCTTCCAGGCATCATCACCTGTAAATCCTGAACTAAAATCCATCAATAAAAAACCACAACATATAGGGAGTCCCTTAACTTTTTGCCACAACATATTGTGCGTGGCGCTGGGGGGAGGGGGTTAAATCGCCCTCCATGTAACTATAGTAACGGCACATAGGTTGAGTTTTACACAAATAATTACTATGATATAAATCTGATATGCGAATAGACTTTGATGTCTCTCAAATGGACGCTAAAGAAGCGAAAGAGGCATTACTAAAATTAGAACTTAGAAAGACTCAACTAGAACTTTCTGCAAAGGCAAGAGACTCCTTTTTAACGTTCGTTTCAACTGTGTGGCCCGGGTTCGTGGAGGGTGAACACCACCGCAGGATCGGCGAGAAGTTCGAAAAGGTACTATCGGGTGAAATTAAAAGATTAATTGTGAACATGCCACCTCGACATACAAAGTCGGAGTTTGCTTCGTTTCTCTTTCCTGCATGGCTCATGGGCCACAAACCACAGACCAAGATCATTCAAACAACACACACAGCAGAGCTTTCGTACCGATTTGGTCGTAAAGTTAGAAACTTGATGGACTCAGAAGAATATCGTAGTGTATTTACAGATGTTAAACTCAGTCAAGACAGCAAAGCGGCGGGGCGTTGGGAAACTAATCATGGGGGTGAGTATTTCGGTGCTGGTGTCGGCGGTGCTATTACTGGCCGTGGTGCTGATCTACTTATTATCGATGATCCTCATTCCGAACAAGACGCAATGTCAACAACAGCAATGGATAATGCATGGGAGTGGTATACATCTGGTCCACGTCAACGATTGCAACCTGGCGGATCAATCGTCTGTGTTATGACCCGTTGGTCAGAAAAAGATCTGACCGGTAATCTAATTAGAGCAATGAGCGAGGTCAAAGCCGACCAATGGGACATTATTGAGTTTCCTGCAATCTTACCTAATGAACAACCTGTCTGGCCTGAGTATTGGAAGTTATCAGAACTAGAATCTGTCAAAGCATCTTTAAGTGAGCGTAAATGGCAAGCCCAGTGGCAGCAGAATCCTACTGGTGAAGAGGGGGCTATTATCAAACGAGAGTGGTGGAACATGTGGGAGGCTAAAGATATACCCATGTTACGTCACGTTATACAGAGTTACGATACAGCGTTTACCAAAAAAGAAACAGGTGACTATAGTGCTATATCCACGTGGGGTGTATTTTACCCTGATGAGATTACGCCTAATATTATATTGCTAGATGTAGTCAAAGATAGATTTGAGTTTCCTGAGCTAAAACGTGTAGCCATGGAACAATATAAATATTGGGAACCGGAGTCCGTGATCGTAGAAGCAAAAGCCTCGGGCCTCCCGCTCATACAAGAATTACGTCAAGTCGGTATACCCGTTATCAACTTTACACCAAGCAAAGGCAATGATAAGTTGTCGAGAGTGCACGCTGTTGCTCCTGTGTTTGAAAGTGGCGCAGTATGGGCACCGAATGAACGCTGGGCAGAAGAGATGATAGAAGAATGTGCTATGTTCCCACATGCAGAACATGACGATCTTGTAGACTCTATGAGCCAAGCACTACTAAGGTTTCGTAAGGGAAACTTTGTTGCGTTGCACGATGACTACGAACCAGAGCCCACGGACCAGAATGAGACGGAGTATTACTGATGATTAAAAGTCGCTTAGACTTATACAAACCCACAGATGATGTCATAGAAGAAGATCCTGCGTATCAGGGGTTTCCTGATGTATCTTTACAACCTGATTTAAATGTGCCGATCTCTAAACCAAGTAAGCCTGTTGACAAAGTTAACAAAGCTATAAAAGACGTTGGAAAGATGTTATATGGTCAGCCAGGTGGTGCACCCGATCTTGCTGATTTTTTCCAAGGCACTGCTCGAATGATCGAGCCAATACAAAAAGCAATTACTCCTGAAGATCCTAAAAATTTAATTGGTGTGGACTTAGAAGAGGCTATGAGAAAAAAAGCCCGAGAACGCATAGCATCACAAGTGGAGGGCACTGGTAGATTTGCAGAGCAAGAGATTGCAAGAAGAGTTGAAGAGGACATTGGTGGCACACAGTTTAGTCCGTTCAAAGCAGGACTACAAAGAGTTTTAGAACCAGAATTAGAAACAGTACAAGAGGTTGCAGCAGGTAAACCTCTTTATGAATTATCTCCAATACAACTAACAGATTTTATATTTGCAGGTCTAAACGTTTTAGACGTGGCCGGTGTTACAACACTTGTTGGTAAATTAGCAGCAAGAGGCGCTAGTGCAGGGGCACAAGCACTAGCTCAAAGTCTGCAGGGTTTAAATAAACAACAAGCAACACAAGTGTTAGCACAAGCTAACCCTAGATTTGTTAGAGAGATTCAAGAGAGTATTGCTGTAGACGGTGGACGGACCACGGAACGTTTAACAGACCAAGATTTAATGACAGCACAGATGCAAGCCGCTGAAGAGCGAGGTATGAGATTTAAGACTGGTAAGCCACCAAAAGATGAAAAAGATTTACTACGTCCAGTGAAAAAAGGGGAGACAAGAGAAACGATTGAAGTTGCACCTGGCATTATAAAACCTGGAACTAAAGGCGGACAAAACAAAGCCTACATTGATTTTAGAAATAGCGAAACACAAAGACTAATAGATATTTTAAAAGCAAGAGCAAAAAATCCTGAAGACAAAAATTTAACCATGCAACAAATCGTAGAAAAGTACGACATCAAAGAACAAATGACTTTGGGTGGTAAAGATCGTGGTCAAAAAAAATTAAAAGACGCACCTAGAAAAATGTTGGCAAAACAAATACCTAAGATTTATCAAGATATGCAAAAGTTTGCAAAAGTTAGAGGGGGATTTAGTAGAAGTGAACCTAACAGTTTAGCAATTAAAAATGCACTTGAAGAAATAGAGGATAAATCATATCCGTCTGTAAACGCATTATCCCATGCAATAGGTAAGCAAATAGATTTACATCCAGACCTTGTTAGAAATAGATATACAAAAAAAGGTAGAGATCAAAAAGAGTTTAAAAAATTATTTAATCAAAAAGTAAAAAAACCGCCTCCAAAAGACGCAGCTAAAGACAGATTTTTAACTGCATACAATAAAGTAGGAGCAAAAAAATTTAGAGAGATTTTTAATCTTGACAATGTTAATCCTGATAGACAGGAGGCCATAATAAAATTAGCTAGTGACCTAGGTTTAAGAAGAGAGTATAAAGCCAGTGATTTATTTGAACAATTTGCATATGACAAGTACCGAAGCATAAAAGAAACAACTGTAGGTAATAAATTATTTAAAGACGAAAAAGAATTTGTTGAGTATTTAGCTGGCGATTTTCCTGACAGACGGCTAGAATCATTGAAAGATTTAGGTCCACAAACAAGACAGGATTTTATAGACGAATTTGATAAATATTTAGATACAGAATTTGAACGACTTTATATGCAAACTAAGGGTATGCCCTTTTTAGAAGAGCTATTCGAAAATCCAAAATATAGACCGTATTTAGTAGATAAAAATGGTGAGCTAGATTTTATCATATCAACTGCTAATAAAACTCACGACATCCCTTTGTTTGTTACAAGAACTGCGGGCAAAGAGCGTTTGAAAAAAACGGGTCGTATGGCTAATACTGGCACAGAACCTGAATTTCTTACACCACACTTTCAACTTTATAATAGACTACAAGTTATATTAGATCCCATATTGCAAAAAATTGCAGATGTTGAGATGTCTAAAACTTTACGAGACCAATTAGCTAATATGCCAGTTACTTTAGCAAAAGACATCAATAGAAAAGGTGGATTAAAAAGAAAAGATTTGCCAAGAACAAATTTTATTGGAGAGGGTTATCTTAAAGTTTTACGAGATAGAGGTTATATTGTAGATCCCAAAAAAAGTAAAAATCAATTAGAATTTATTTTAGACGTAGCAGCGGCTGTGGATAGAATGTATAAGGACTATGACATTAGAACTGTGGTGCCAGTGCTTGATAGTCAAAGAAGAAAAACGTCAGTGGAATTTGGATTATCTCAAGAAGATAAATTAAGTTTGCCCTTAGATCAAAAAGTAAGAAATCACAACATGAGACTTAAACAACTTTTAGACTATGCAATTGAAAATAATATACCACCCGAAAAACTTAGAAGTAAGGGTAAAGATGGTGGGTTTTTAAAATTAAACAAAGGTGGTGCAGTACGTATGGCCATTGGCGGTGATCCGTTGCAAAATATTAATCAACAACAGTTCGCACCTGACCCTGCCTTTCAAGGGGAGGACTTTTTCCAAGAAGCAGTTGACTCAGGCAATTTGACTGCTTTTAATCCACTAAGGTTATTTAATCTATTTGGTAAGGTTAAAGGCACACCTACAAAGTCAGATATCGGACAACCTACAACTTTACCAAGAGCAGATCAAGCTGTGCCTGTTGTAGAAGAATCAGACTTTCCGTTCAAATCTTTTACTTACGAAAAATTACAAAGCCCAAATGCACCAGGGGCTGCAAAACCACAAGACTGGGCTAATTATTTAACAGGTGGCGACACAGCACCCATAGCGGAAATTAGAGATTCCGGTTTAGAACAATTCTTAAGAGATTATGAAAAATATTATCCAAATCAAAAATTAACAAAACAACAAATCGTAGACTACTTTGAAACATCACCGACAGGTAATTTAGAGATGCGTGTAAAACAAAACGCTAATCCTGATTTTCCAGATCAAGGTAGAACCAGACATATGAATGCAGGTAATCAACCACTAGATAACCAAGGTGTAAACTACAGAGAGGTGATTGTTCAAGCAGGACCTATACCTGGTGAGGGTCAACCTTTTATTAACAGCTCACACTTTAGTGAGCCTAATGTAATCGCATTTACAAGAGTGGCTGATTACCAATTAGCAGATGGCAGCACAGCAGCAGTTATACAAGAACTTCAAACCGACATGTTAAATACTGTGCGTGTTGAGCAAATGAGAATTAAAACATTACTAGATAGACTTAAACTCACAGATCAAAAAGCAAGAGATGTATTAAACAATCCTGCTTCTACACCCGATCAAGTACGACAAGCGCAACAAACAATTGATGCACTAGCACAACAAGTTTCTCCTGAACAAAGAGCGTTGCTAGAGCAAACACAAGGCATAAAACCTTTCCCAAACGCAGCAGGTGCAAGTTTAATACCAGGGTATACTGATGAAATATTAAAATTACAAGATAATGTTAATGAATTACTCGCTCAAAAAAAGGCGGCTAACCAACCATTTATTGACGAAAACATTTTTGAAATTAATCAAAGGCAACTACAGTTGAGAGATCAATTGTTAGATCTTAATAGATCATTAGAAATAGATCAAAACCTTAAGAACATAAAGGTTCCTAGTGCAGATCAGGCAGATGAATTGAGAAGTCTTTCTCAAAGACCTATTGAAAATTTTAGTTATGAAAGAACAGATGATATACAATTATTTCCACCAGTGCCTTTCACAAAGACTGCTGACTATGTGGACTTAATTATAAAAGCTACAATTAAAGATGCACAGTCTAGAGGTATAAATAGAGTTGGTATATTCACAGGAGAGTTAGTTAACAGACGTTGGGGTAAAGATCCAACAGGACCTGCTGGTAAAAAGTTTAATGATTTGTATAGCAAAGTGTCTGTACAACAAATGAATAATATTGCTAAGAAGTACGGTGGTGAGGTTATTGAGGGAGCGATTGTAGATCCTACTAAAGCAACTAGGGGTCTTAGATTTTATAACAGAGATGTAGACGGGGGCTTAACATTGAACAAAGAGGATGTGGCTAGAAGAACAACTACTGAAAGTGAAGAAGGCCTTGATGAGTTTTACGATGAACAAATGAGAAGATTTGTAAGTGGTGGAGGTTATGGAGACAAAGATGTTGTCTTGACTAGAGAGGTTGCACCTGGACAATTTCAAGATTTCTATGTACGTGCAGATGATGAAAGTATAGATTTTTTCCCCTTGTTTGAGGGTGAGACTATAAATGATGCTTTGGTTGTTATTGAAGAATTTAATCCCTCATTAGTTAAAATACCTGTATTAGTTCTTGACGAAGCAGAGAAGGCAAAAAGGCCGTTTTTCTTATATCGTAAAAAAGATGGTGGTAAAATTGCCTCTGATGGTTTAGTTTCAATTACTGACATTTATGGAGATTATTAATGGTAGAAAAGTTTAATCCAACATCGGATTTTCCAAAACTTGATAGAACAAATGAAGCACTAGGACCAGGTGGTGGTGAAGATTTAGATGTGGAAGAGGTAGGACAAGAGGTTGAATTAGATCAACCTAAAACAGAATCTAATGTAGAATTAGTACAAGATGGATCTGCCGTTATCAATCCTGAAGAGCCACAAATTCAAGCAACATTTAATTCTAACCTTGCAGAGTTTTTAGATGAGTCATATCTACAAGCTCTTGCTAATGATCTTAATGAAAAAGTAGACAACGATAAAGCGACAAGAGAAGATTGGGAACAGTCATACACAAAGGGTTTAGACCTTTTAGGTTTTAAGTATGAAGAGCGCACTAGACCATTTAGAGGTGCTGCTTCTGTAAACCATCCTATGTTAGCACAAGCTGTGACACAGTTTCAGGCTATGGCTTACGTAGAATTATTACCTGCTGATGGTCCTGTGCGCACACAAGTTGTCGGTGCAAATTCACCTCAAATACAATCTGCTGCAGAGCGTGTCAAAGATTACATGAACTATGAGATTACTCATGTTATGGAAGACTATAATCCTGAGATGGACACACTTCTGTTTCAACTACCTTTAGCAGGTAGTGCATTTAAAAAAGTTTACTACGATGAAGTTTTAGGCAGAGCAACATCTAAGTTTATACCTGCAGAAGATGTGATCGTACCTTATGGCTGCTCAGACTTAGATGATTGCGAAAGAATTACACAAGTTTTAAAGATGACTATGAATGACCTGCGTAAAAAACAGGTGTCCGGTTTTTATTTAGACATACCCTCTGTTGGATATGACGGAACAAATGGTTCTGATTTACAAGAAAAGAAAGATCAGATTGATGGAGAGTCACCAGGTAATTATGCCATGGACGATATGGCAGAACTTTATGAGTTACATGTCGACTTAGACCTAGAGGGCTTCGAAGACATTAATCCTGTTGATGGAGAGCCAACCGGTATTAAATTACCATACATTGTTACAATAGATAAAAGCTCAAATGCAGTTTTATCTATATACAGAAACTACAATGCAAATGATCCACTGAGAAAAAAGAATGATTACTTTGTACATTACAAATTTCTACCTGGACTAGGTTTCTACGGCTTTGGTTTAATACACATGATTGGTGGTTTGACAAGAACTGCTACCTCTGCTTTACGTCAATTGTTAGATGCAGGAACACTATCTAACTTGCCAGCAGGTTTCAAATCACGTGGACTTAGAATACGTGACGATGACCAACCATTACAACCTGGTGAGTTTAGAGATGTTGATGCACCTAACGGTATAATACGTGAGGCATTAATGCCACTACCTTACAAAGGTCCAGACGGCATCTTATTACAACTTTTAAGCTTTTGTGTAGAGGCAGGTAAACAGTTTGCTGCAGTCGCAGATATGCAATTATCAGAGATAGGTAAATCACAAACACCTGTTGGAACAACCATGGCACTTATGGAACGTGGCACAAAAGTTATGTCAGCCATTCATAAAAGATTACACTACGCACAGAAAAAAGAATTTGAATTATTAGCTAAGATTTTCAAAATGGTTTTACCACCAGTTTATCCATACAATGTTGCTGGTGGACCAAGAGAGATAAAGCAATTAGATTTTGATGACAATATAGATATCTTACCTGTTTCAGATCCAAATATTTTCTCTATGTCACAACGTGTGACTCTTGCACAAAATCAATTACAACTTGCACAAACAAATCCACAGATGCACAACATGTATGAGGCATACAGAAGAATGTACACAGCTTTGGGTGTAAAAGATGTAGATAAAATATTACCTGTGCCTCAACCACCACAACCTATGGACCCAGCTATGGAACATAGTGTTGTAATTATGGGCAGACCATTACAAGCTTTTCCACAGCAAAACCATGAACAACACATTAAATCACACAGAACTTTTATGAGTTCTAAAATGATTGCAAATAATCCTATGATTGTCATGTCGTTGATATCTCACATTAATATGCACGTGTCTTTACTAGCGACACAAACAGTTGATAAAGCATTAGTTGAAGAAGCAGAGAAACTAAGAGCGCAATTTGGTGAGCAAGTGCCACCAGAAGAGGTTGCTAAACTACAAATGCAAAGAGATAATTTAATTAATCAAGAAATTATAAAAATTACAGAAACTATGGTAGCTGAAGGTAATGATGCTATGGAAGATATGCAAGTTGACCCATTAGTTTTACTAAAACAACAAGAATTACAGCTTAGACAGTCTGAAATGGAAATGAATAATGCTCTAAAAACACAAAATCAGGACTTAAAACAAGATCAATTTGAGTATAAACAAGAATTAGACGACAAAAAAATACAACAAAGTTACGATATTGCAGATTTACGTGCAAATGTAGCTAGAGAGAGGGCAAATGCCACTAAACAAGAAGGGTAAAAAGATAAAAAAAGCCATGGCAAAGACATATGGCAAGAAAGAAGGTGCAAAAGTGTTCTACGCAAGCATAAACAAAGGTAAAATTAAGGGAGTAAAGAAAAAATGATGAATTTTTTAGTAGGCCCTATCGCAAATATGGTCACTGATGCGGTAAAAGGCTTTGTTGAAACAAAAAAAGCAAAAGCAGACCTCAAACTAACTGAGATTAAGGCACAAAAGTCTTTAAAAGAGCAACAGATTGCCGGAAAAATCTCGTGGGAGGCATCTGCAGTAGACCAAATGAAAGGGAGCTGGAAAGACGAGTTTGTTTTACTAGCCTTGATGATACCTGCGATTTGTGCGTTCTTGCCTTTTATGCAACCACACATTGAACGTGGGTTTGCAATCTTAGAAACTTTACCAGAGTATTACACGCATCTATTATATCTTGCGTGTTCTGTATCACTAGGTGTTAGAGCAGCACCAGGTGTCAAAAATATGATATCAAAGGCGAAAAAATGATGGGAGTATGTATGAAATGTGATTGTCCGTGTCATTGTAATCAATCTTGCAATGAATGTGGGTGCGTAGGATGCACTTGTAATGAAAAAACTGACTAAGACAGTCCCTCCTAAAAAAGGGCCACAATCACAAGGGTTGAAAATCCCACCTAAAAATATACAAATAGTTAAGACAAAGAAAAAAGGACTTAACTATGAAACACACGTACTTTAACATACCAGGTTGGTTTAATTACTCAGAAACGTATGACGTTATTGTTGATCGAATAGAACCAAATGGGAAGATAATAGAGATAGGATCTTTTCTTGGTAGGTCAACACATTACCTAGCCACATCTTTATTTAACGCAAACAAATATGATGTACAAGTTTATTGCATCGATACTTTTGAGGGATCATCAGAACACGCAAATATAAAATTACCTAAAGACTTCTGCCGCATATTTAGAGATAATTTAAGATTTTTTATAGGCAGAGATATGGTCTTACCCATACAAGGTAGATCAGACGATCCTAAGATACTCGAAAGATTTGAGGAAGCATCAGTGGATTTTATCATGGTAGATGGTGCACATGAGTATGATCCAGTCAAAGACGATATTGTAAATTGGTGGCCAAAGCTTAAACCAAACGGCGTAATGTTTGGAGATGATTACAATTTAAAATCAGTTGAACTTGCAGTTAAAGAAGGACTAGGTGCGTGTGGGCACAAATCATATGGAGTAAACAAAGGCTTTGAACAAACATGGTATTGCAGTAAAGATGAAGAAAATCAACAATATGAAAAACAAATACCAGGAGTTAACACACTAATATGAGTGATGCTTTTGTTATCTACAATTTAAAAAAAGAACTTAAGACTTTAAAACAAAACCTTACAGAATCTTTATCGCAGGGGGTTGAAAACTTTGAAGAATATAAGTATATTCTTGGTAAACTACATATGCTTGACATATGCCAACAGGAAATTTCTCGCCTGCTGGATAAACAGGAGAAACTAGATGACTAAAACATTATATGTACCAGATCATATAAAGAAAAAATTTGATAATCCCAAAGAGGCTGCAAAGCCAGATAAAAAAGAATTAGAAAAACTTCCAAAACCTGTTGGTTGGCGTATTTTAGTATTACCTTTTAAAGCTAAAGATAAAACTAAGGGTGGTATTTTGTTGACTGACAAAACCATGGAAGAGTCACAATTGACTGCAACTGTTGCTATGGTATTAGCTGTTGGTGACGATGCATATCAAGATAAAGAAAAGTTTCCTAATGGACCTTGGTGTAAACAAGGCGATTGGGTCGTGTTTGGCAGATACGCTGGTTCTAGAATCAGAATAGATGGAGGAGAGGTTAGGTTGTTAAATGATGACGAGATACTCGGCACAGTTGATGACCCAGCAGATATATTAACAATACTATAACATGGAGGAACCATGCAAACAGAACTTAAAACTGCAAAAGACGATAAGCTAGTAGACCTAGATACATCAGGCGAAGGCGCAGAAGTCGAGCTAGAGGATAAGTCACACGGCACAGTCAAACCAGATAAATATGAAGAAGTAAAAACTGAAGAGAAAGAACCATTAGCTCCTCAGGTC